AAACCACAATTGTTGGAGAGCCAACAGAAGAATTAGAAGACCAAGCACGACGAGTTCGTGATTATATGAATTATCAAATCACACAAGAAATGCCTGAATATTTTCCTGATTTAGATACAATGTTATTTCAATTACCACTAATTGGTCATGCATTTAAAAAAGTATATTTTGATACAAATTTAGGTAGACAATGTTCACAATTTGTAAAAGCAGAAGATTTTATTGTTGCACCTGATAGTAAAGATTTATACACCTCAATCAGATATTCACACATAATTAGATTACCAAGAAATGATTATAATAGATATGTAGAAAATGGTTTCTATCTGCCAATAAAATACGTAGGTAGCGATTATGACCCAGCAGGAGATATTGGAGAACAAATCGAGGGTGTTTCTTCCATGGGAGATGAAGAACACAATGAAACAGTAACATTAATAGAAATGCATGTATATGAAACATTTGATGGTATCGATGGTGTATTAGATGATGATGATAATGACGATATGGTAGCTTTTCCATATGTTGTAACAATAGATTATGATTCACAAAAGATTGTTTCTATCAGAAGAAATTGGGAACAAGATGATGAAAAAAAATTAAGACAAGATTATTTTGTATCATATAGATTTTTGCCCGGCACAGGCTTTTATGGTTTTGGTTTATTTCATCTTATAGGTGGTCTTGGTAAAGCCGCCACAGGTGCATTAAGAGCTTTATTAGATAGTGCCGCCTTTTCTAATATGCAGGGTGGTTTTAAATTAAAAGGTCGAGTTACAGGTGGTGAATTACAGGTTAATCCGGGTGAGTTTGCAGATTTAGATGCGACAGTAGATGATGTAAACAAGGCAATCATGCCATTACCATTTAAAGAGCCATCAGGAACATTATTTAATTTAATGAACGCAATAGTACAAGCAGGACAAAGATTTGCAAGTACTGCCGATTTAAATGTTGGCGATGTAAATCCAAATGCACCAGTAGGTTCAACAGTTGCATTGATAGAACAAGGTTCTAAAGCATTTAGTGCAATACATAAGAGATTGCATCATTCACAAGGTCAAGAATTTAAGTTGATTGCAAAATCAAATGCAAAGTTTTTACCTGAAAAATTCGAATTTAGTTTATCAGGTGTTACTCAATTTATAATGTCATCAGATTTTGATAGTACAATTGACATAATACCAGTATCAGACCCAAATGTATTCTCTACTGCACAAAGAATAGCACAAGCACAATCTGTTTTACAATTATCACAAACAGCACCTAATCTTTATGACCAATATGAAACACATAAAAGAATGTTAGAGTCATTAAGAATACCAAATATTGGCGAAGTATTAAAAGAACCAGAAGAAGCATCAAGAATAGACCCAGTAGATGAAAACATGTCTATTATGTATGGCAAACCAATAAGAGCTTTTCCTGAACAAGACCATAATGCTCATATAAGTGTACATATGCAATTCTTAATGGACCCATCTTTAGGTGGTAATCCCGGTGCTAGAAATTTGCAACCAGTTTTAGTTGCACATATAGCAGAACATATAGCATTATTGTATAGACAACGAATGCAAACAGCAATTGGTATGAATTTAGCTCCATTACCTGATATTAGAGATGCAAAATTTAAATTTGATGATATTTCTCCAGAAATGGACATGTTAATATCTCAAAGAGCCGCCGAAGTTGTAAAACAATCTCCACAAATGGCACAAATAGATGCGATTACAAATATGGGACAAGGACAACAACAAGGTAATCCTTTACAACTTGCACAACAACTTGCACAATTAGAAGCACAAATGTTGCAAATGAAAACACAACAAGAATTACAGATTACAGAAGCAAAAGCAAAACAAGATATGGCAATCAAAGATGCAGAAACAAAACAAAAATTAGCTATTGAACAAGCTGAATTAAATCAAGATTTACAGGCAAAATTGGCTAAATTACAATTAGAATTACAAATAATTAGGGATAAATACCAAGCTAAAAAAGGAGACTTATAATGGCTATGAAAGACGGAATGAAAAATTATCGCAACATGATGAAAAGAATGGAAAAAGGTATGGGAGAAGAAAAAATTCCTGCATCTGAAAATATGGGTATGGAAAGTATGACAAATCTAGATAGCATGGGAAGAGAAAATATACCTGCTAGAATGGATATGGGTTTAGATTCAATGATGCCAGATGATGAAATGATGAAAATGTCAAAACAAGGAACTGGCAATTTATCATCACAAGAACTTAAATTTCTTGAAAACATGTTAGGCACTACAGTAACAGATGAAATTAAAGATGCAGTCTCAGGATTATTAAGTATGGGTGTTTCAATAGAAGATGCTCTTGAGGCTCTAAATATGTCTATGGGTATAGATATGAACAACATGGCACCACAAAGTATGTCAGAAGGTGCATTAGGCTCTTTGCCTGAAAGACCAATAATGCGACCTAAACCAATGCCTGAAAGATTAGATGCAGATAGAACACAAAGCATGGACATGCAAAAGACAGGCATGGGAACATAGGTTAATTTATGGCTAAAGAACCTTTTTCATTACGTGAAGATGTAGATACGTTAAGAGAGGCTATTTTAGCAGAAGAGGCTGGAGCAAAACCTCTTTCACGTTTTGGTATAGATTTTTCACTACAACCAGCAACTATATTTGGTGCTTTACCAGCAATTGGAGATTTGTCTATAATTGGTCAGGCGATTGGTAAAGTCAAAGCAGAACAATCCGCAACAAATCTATTGAATCAACAAATGCCAAATCAATTTGATAAAAGTTTAGGTGCCACAATACAAAGAACAGGCACAGGTAAAAGTGCAACAAATCAAGTCATACAAGATATTAAAGATTTTAAAGAAAAAGATATTTATTCTACTACAAAGAATATAACAAGAGATGATATACAAAGATATTTCATGGAAAAAAATCCAGAATTAGATTTGGCACCAATACAAACACGAAATTTTGAAATAAATCCAGAAATAGATAGAAAAAGTGGATTTTCACCAACATATACAACACAACCTTTTTCAAGTGGAAGAACTGCACAAAACATAACAAGTACTGGCTTTAGAAGTGGTATAGACCCACAAGATAAGGCAATGATAGAAGAAGATTTAGCAATATCAGGATATAGTAGTTATGGTGATGCTATAAAAGGTGGTTTTTTTGATAATGAATTAAAATCACTTGACCAATTTGCTGATGATAAAATATCACAATCAAATATAGTGAATCAGGTTGATGCAAAAGGCAGACCTATGTTTGACCCTGCTTTTTCAAGAGCAGTCACTCTTGCAAATCAAAAAGATGATACACCATCAGCAGACCCAACTTTTATATGTACAGTTTTGTTTGAAATGAATATACTACCTATGAGTATTTACAAATATGACCAAAGATATGGTCAACAAGTAAATAGAAAAATATATAATGGATATGCATTATGGGGTAAACCACTTGCAGAAAGAATAAGAAAACAAGGATTAGCCTACAAGATTATGACACCTATTGCATGTGCTTGGGCAGAACAAATGGCATATGATTTATCAGATGGTAAAGTAGGAAAAAATAGAATATTAATTAAAATTGCAAAACTTTTGGGAGAAACAATATGTTATATATTAGGATTATTTATTAAACCAAAAGGAGAAAAAAATGCCAGAACACACACTAGAAATCGGCAACATGGAGCGAAACGAGGAACTATTCATGGAAAAGATGGGGTTCCCAAGAGACGCAGAAGGACTAAATCTAAGTGATGAACAATTAGTTAATTTTTTATTATTATGTCATCAAGAAATGATTTTACCAGAAGAAACAGAAGAAATGGAAGAAGAACATGGTGATGTAAAAGTAAAAATCATCAAGATGGATAGTGGCAACACTCATGAAATGATGAATGACATACTAGGTCCAATGGGTCCAAAGGTGATGTAATGCCATTTAGTAAATATTCAAAAAAACAAAAAAATTTAGCTAGAATAGCAAAACCAAGAAACAAAATTACTGGTGCTGATTTTAAAAAATTAGCTATGAATAAGAAAAGGAAAAAGAATGGCAAAAAAGGCAAAAAAATCAAAGTCTAAATCTAAAAAGACAAAAGCTGTACCTACTAATCCTAAATTGTATGCAAGAATAAAAGCCAAAACAAAGGCTAAATTTGATGTTTATCCAAGTGCTTATGCAAATGCCTATTTGGTTCGTGAGTACAAAAAAGCTGGTGGTGGTTATAGAACTAAAAAGGCATAATTATGGCAAAACCTAAAGGCAAAGGTACATTAACCAATTGGTTTAAAAAAGAAAATTGGGTAGATATATCAGCACCGAAGAAAGGTGGTGGTTATGAAAAATGTGGTAGAAAATCTGCAAAGAAAAGCAAAAGAGGTTATCCTAAATGTGTACCAAAAGCCAAAGCCAATAGAATGACAAAAGCACAAATTAAATCGGCAGTTGCAAGAAAAAGAGCTAACCCAAAAGGAAAAGTAAAAACATTATTAAAGAAGAAGAAAAATGGCACCAAGAAAAAAGCCTGACCCTAAAAAAGGCACTGGTAAAAAGCCAAAAGGGAGTGGTAGACGATTATATACAGATGAAAACCCAAAAGATACCGTCAGTATCAAATTCGCTACACCAACAGATGCAAGAAACACGGTTGCAAAAGTTAAAAAAATCAATAAGCCATATGCGAGAAAGATACAAATACTTACAGTCGGTGAACAAAGAGCAAAAGTGATGGGTAAAACAGAAGTTGCAAGTATATTTAAAAAAGCCAAAAAAACACTAAAACAAAAAAAGGAGAAAAAAGATGGCAAAAAAAACAGTAGAAGCGCCTAAGGGATTTCATTGGATGCGAGCCGGTAAAGGTTTTAAATTAATGAAAGGTGAATATAAACCACATAAAGGTGCAGTTAAAAAGGCATCTTTTGAAATACAAAAAGTTCATACACCTGCACAAAAGAAAAAATAATGGCTAAAACATCTCCATTAGTAAGAATGTTGTCAGGTGCATTAGGTGATTTAATTACTGATAGAATGACACCCAAAGGTGCATTAGATAAATTAATGGATATGAAAAGACCTGAAAATGAAAACATAGATATACCTGAATTTAAAATAGAAAATCCAGCGCCACCAATACCTGTAAGTGGTAGAAAAAGATTAGCTTACAAAAATGCAATTGATAACATAATGAAAACAGAAGATAACCCTTTTCAAGCATTTGATGAAGAAGAAGGTTTTGATTTTGCAAATAAAAAATTAGGAGAGTCATTAAAAAAATCTTTAGATATGGAAGATTTTGCAACTGCAAAAAAATTCATGCTCGAAGAATTAGTAAGATTTGAAGATTTAGGTTTTGCAGATTCAGAGGCAATTGAATTTGTAGATAGTGTTTTACAAGAATTATACTATGGTGATTTTTAATGGCAGAATACAAAGGCAAAAAGGTAACATTAAACAAGCCTAGACGCATCAGGAAAGGCGAAACATCTTATGGCAAGAAAAAGTCAGTTGTATATGTAATGAGTGGCGATAAGGTCAAAAAAATAACCTTTGGTGACCCTAATATGAGAATTAAGAAAACATCTCCTGCTAGAAGAAAATCATTTAGAGCAAGACATAGATGCGACACAGCTAAAGACAAAACAACTGCTAGATATTGGTCATGTAAGGCTTGGTAAATGTCAAAAGGTATAGCTAAATTATTTAGATATGGTTTTAAAGCCTTAGACAATTTAGGCATGTTTTCTCCTACAGAAAAAGCTATTGATATGTTGCCACAACAAAAAGGCACACCTCAACAAATGTTTAAACAATTAACTCAAATTGGTAATAAACCAGTTAAAGAAGAAATGTTATTTACTGGCATGGAGGATGCATTTGCCACCGCTCCAAAAGTAACAAGCCAAGAGTTAAAAGATTATTTAGCAGGTAATAAAACAAGAATAAAAGAAACAATAAAAAGCAAAAAAGCAGTGGAAAAAAATCAAACAGTAATGAATGAATTTGATTTTGATAGACTTGACAATCCAGACAGAGCCATTGACCCTAATACAAAAAGAAGTGATTATGATTTAACTAATTTTTTAGCATTTTATTCTCAAGGTGACCCAAATTCAAAAAAAATATTATCTAATATAGAATTAGATGAAACAAGATTAGGTACAATAAAACAACCTTTTATTAATCGAATAGAATTTGATGATTTAAGTAATGAATTTAAATATAATCTAAAATCTGATTATGAATTTAATGCAAAGAAAAATTTATCACCAACTGCTACAATTAGAGAAGCAGAAAACTTCAGACAATTCAGAGATGCTGACAAAACAGCAACAGATAAACTTGATTTTGACACTAAAGATTTAATTAAATTTGAATTTAGTCCAAGAGGAGGTTTTAATCAAAAAGATAATGATTACATCTACAGAATACAGGGTAACAATACAATTGGTTATGAAATATTAAGAAAATTACCAACAGAACCTGTAACAGCACCATTTCGTAGACTTGAAAGCGTAAGTAGTAGAGCTAATAGTTTTAATGAGGCAAAAGTGCAATTAAATTCATATCGAAGAAAAGTTAATGATATGGACGATGATAAATTAAGACCATTGCATGAAAGTCAAACATTACCGGGTGGAAAAAATTATCAAGAATTATTGTTAAGTTTGGAAGAGCCAATAGATAATATAGCATCAATTGCTGGTAAATATGATGATGTTATAGATACAACAGACCAATATTTAGTTATACGAATGCAGGGAATAACTGGTAGTCCATCAGAAGCGGCTTTAGATAAAAATTTGATTAAACCTCTAAAAAAAGGTGAGCCTATTCAAATAGATGACAAAACAACAATTAGATATAATGAAGATACAGATAATATAGAAGTTTTAAAAAGAGATTATGTCAATTTTTCACATACTGGCGATGAAAAGAATGTTGTTGTTTTTGCAAGAACCAAAGACAGAGTTGATGAAGAAGGTAGGAAAATATTATATACAGAAGAAATGCAATCAGATATGTCGCAACAAGGCAGAAAAAGAGGTCTTATGATGGGACAAAAAGAAAAAAAGGCATTTATTAACAAAAACAATCCAATAATATTTGGTGATATTTTAGATTCTATAGAAAAATTAAAAGAATTTACAAATATAGAAGATTTAAAAGCAATTAGAAATTCACAAACAGAATTAAAAGACTCTCAAATAGGACAAATTAGAGGCTCAAAACAAACTATTGGTTTTGAAAATGATGATAATGTTTTAGCACAAACAAATTTAATTACTGGTAGAGTGTTTAAGGGAGTGCCTTTTGATAAAGCACATTCTTTTGAAGATTTAGTAAAAAAACATCAAACAAAATATAAATTTTTAGAAATGAAAGATAACAATACCAAAAGATTAACAAATCAAGGCATAGATAAATCAAATGTAAATGAATTGGATATAAAAACATTAGAACAACAAGGTATAAAAATACCAGATACATTATATAATGATGCAACAGATTATGTAGATATGGCATTATTTCAAAATAGAATTAATGCATTTAGAAAAGTATTAGCAAAAAAGATGTATGATAAAGAATACAATAAAGAATTTGCCAATATATTAAAAAATATACCTGAAGATGAAAGTACTCGTAATTACATTTATGGACAACAATTAAAAGAATTTAATGAAAAAATGTTTGATAAATTATTACCAAAAGAAGATATCAATAAATTTATGAAAAAAGAATTAGATGAATCAAGAAAATCAATGTTGTCATTCCATACAGACATGAACATAAAAGACTATAATAAATTATCAGATGATGACATAGTGCCGGGTGCAACTGTTGTAGATGGTCAAACATTAAGAAATCTTAAAAAATCAGATTTTGAAAAAAAATTTGTTGCACCTGATATACAAAATAAAAAATCAGAAACAGTAAGACAATTAATTAGTCCACGAGAGGCAGAAATAAATAACACGAAAAACTTTGATTATTCAGATAATGCAATAGAACAAGTTTTTGCTGGTCTTACTGATTTAAATAATAAATTAGAAAAAGCAGTTGCTTATGATGTAAAATTAAGACCTGTAAGTGATTTACCATCAGCGCCATTTATTGGAACTTCTGAAAGATTTACAGAATTAGGAATAAAAAGATTGTTAAAATATGCAAGAGATAATGATTATGATGGTGTATCATTTTCATCAGGTATAATACATGACAAAAGATGGTCAGAACCCAATTTAGCTGATTATTATGATGTAATATTACCTAAAGTGGCAAATAATATTTTAAAAGGTACAGATGCAAAATTAGAATATAAAACAATTTTTACAGATGATAATTTTTTGAAAAAATTTAAAAATGATGAATTAGATTATGAAGAAAATGTACCTGAAGATTTTGATTTTATTGATTCATTAAATGAAGATATGTCCATAGATATGTTGGAAGGTGGATATATTAAAGATTCACCAACAATATATCTAACACCAGATATTAAAGAATATATTGATTCAGGAATATCTTTATATTCGCCAATTGTTGCAACAGGACTTGCAGGTGCAATAACAAGTCAAATATTAGGTCCTGAGGAAGATATTATTGAAGATGAGGTTTTAAATGTCAACGAGAGTTAAAAAGGTTGCAAATGCAGAAGTTAGAGCGGCAAAAAAATTTCTTGAAAGAAGAAAGATAGAATCAGATGAAGTAAGTCCAAAAAAATTTGCAAAATTAGCTAAAAATTTAGATAAAAGTTTTTCTGAAACATTAAGAATATTGGCAAGAAGATTATCAGGAGGTCAAGTGTAATGGCAGAAGAATTGACATCAAGACAACAAACACAAAAAAATATTGCAGATGCATTAGAATATCTTGGAGAAAATTTTGATATTAAAGATAAGGCTGTAAGAGAAGGTAAAGCATCATATATGGATATCGCAAAAGGCTTTTCAGGTGATTTATCAAGAAAAGATATGTTAGATCAAATCGGTCTTTTAGATTTTACACCATTAGGCACTTAT